AAATACTGGACCACGACCATATACTTCACCACTAGCTTTGTTCCATCTAAATGTAATAAAGGGATTAGAACCTTGTCCTTCAAACTGATCTTCAAATATTATTTGTTCATGATCTTTTACACAAACAACATAATCATAAACTTCTTTGTTTGGATCTTTATAGTTTCTCATTGTACCTTCAATTACAGTACATTTAGCATCTGGTTCATTATTTACTTTATCTTCTAATGATTCTAAGTTGGCATCAGGATATAATATTTTAATATCTCCTAATCTTATTTGACGCTTTCTATATACACAGTCTACCTTGTTATCTGCTCCTGCATTTAAGTATACGTGTGGTAATGGAATAGAATTAAAGACTATAGGATTAGTTGATGGACCTTCATTAACTAACATCACACCAGTACCAATAGCTAAATCCATAAATGATTCATGCACTTCTTGATTAAAATTAGATGCATGTAGTACCTCAAATATATAATCTGTAATAGAATCTAATTGTTCATCTACTTGTGGAGCTAACTGTTTTGGTATTTCCATACCTGCTTTTAAATTTATCCATCTACCAAATGTAGGAGTAATACCTGCTTGTAATCTAGAAGCAAACTCTTGTATTCCTACTACAGCTGTTTCATCAAAAATTCTATCTGTTCTTTTTTGTCCAGGTGCTTCATCATAAAATGCTTCTCTGCCTGGCATAGTATATTCATAAGCTTCTTCAAACTTTGGAATCCAATTTGTTTTTAATTGTTCTGCGTGACTAAACTTTTTAAGAAATGTTTTGGGATTCATAACTCCAGTATTAGGAGCAGATCTATAATTATAACTGTACATTAATTCATTGTTCCACCAAACCCTCTGCCTTTAACAGTAAGGAATGGTCTTGTTTTATCTGATGATCCACCAGCTTTAGATAGAGCTAATCTTTTTTCTAATCTCATTTTTCTATCATTATCTGCTATATCATTTGTTGTATTCATTTCTTTTGCTTTTGTTGGTTGATTAGTACCAGCATCTTTTCCATCTCCATAAGAAAAGAATCCTGCTTTTGATACACCTTTCATAACTAAACCTATAGGACTTAAATTTCCAGTAATAGCTGCACTAACTAAAGAAGGTATTACTCCTTCTGTCTTAACCATAGTTGGTTTATCATCTATGTATTTAATACTATTATAACCCATTAATCCTCTAGCCATATCTCCACCTAACTGTTTAAGTGTTGGAGCTGTTGCAGTAAGCTGTGGTGTTGTCTTTGAAAGTATAGTTCTGCCTTGTTCATCTTTCATTCCTGTTCCAACAAAACTAACTCTTTCTACTCCATCAGCACCTACAAATTTTTTAGCACCTAATACATCTCCTGCTTCCATAACTTGTAAATTTTTTGCATATTTTTCTACATCAGCTGGTCTACGATATTTAGAACCTATCTCTCCAATGTTTTGACTTATAGCTTTGAATGATTTACCTGTTGTTCTTTTAATTGTTTCTGCTTCTTTTTGAGTAGCACCTGCTAATCCAGTTGTTCCAGACATAGCTAATGATTGACCTGGACCTATAGCTTGACTTCTACTACTACTTTTAGATGTAGATGTGCTAGATCCCATTATACTTCTTTACCTTCTTGATAAAAACCTCTACCACCAGCTCTAGCAAATAAAGATCTACTTCCTATTTTACCAGCAGCAAATCTTTTCTTTCTATTTTCTTCAGCCTTAGCTAATTCTTCTTTTTCTTTTTCAGCAGCAATACGTTCTTCTTCCATTTGTTTTTCAAATGCTACTTCACTAGCTGGTTTTACATATTTTTTTGGTTTTAAAAATCCCATTGTTCGCAACCTTGTTTCTTTAAATATTTATATAACTGATAAGGGGTAATAATCAACTTATTTATTCCTAATATTCTCATTACTATAGTAACACAAGAGTGTTCTCTAAGCCATGCTGCTTGGAATAATCTAAACTTCTGCCTGAATAATTTAGCTTTTATGAACTTACCATTGTGATCTTTAACGTAATCAAAGACTTTAGCTACATCTTCACCATCTATAATATTAATATCTAATCTTTTATGAATATGCTCTATAGCTATCCATTTCTTTTGCTTAGGATCAAATCCTAACATACCACAATGAGCCATATTGTTTCTTCTAAACATATGATACCACTCCTCTTTAGGTGGATCATAAAAATATATTAACCATTCCTTCGGAAAATATCCCACTTCTTCCTCCTGTTCATTGAACTACGATCAAATATATTCCAGTTCTTATAAGCATTAGATACTTGTGGTTTTGCTGGACCTACTGTTAATGATCTACCTTCTCCTGCACCTAGCATTAAATATTGTAATGCATCATGTACGTGTGAAAATTTATTCTTATTAGGTTTATCTTCATATCTTTCTCCAGACGTTTGTATTCTTCTGTAATGATATCCCCCTAAGAATCCTTTACGTAGTGACTTACAAGTTTTATTTAATAAAAATCCTGCCTTACCATCTACCATTCTATTCAATGCAGCTTCTACAGATTCTATTCTTAGTCCTACATCATTAGATGGTGCTGGAAATGCCTGGATGCCTTGTTGTCTAAGTATCTGAAAGGGAGTTGTTTCATCTGTCTGCGCTCTAAAATCTCCAGCTGGATCTCCAAATATTTTTAAATCTTTATCTGCACAGTGTTTAATTATCTCATGCTTTAGTAATTCACCAAATTTAACTGTACCAATATCAAAACAAACTAGTTCATGAAGTATTAACCATCTACCATCAGGTAGCTTCTGACCAAATACAGCAGAAGGTGTAAGACCAAAGTCTAATCCAATGTAAACTGTAGTAGGTGCAAAATCTATTTCATCATCTGCTATGTGTACATCTTCTCTAAATGAACCATAAACAAGTTTACCATCTTCTATAGTTCCTAATCTATTTAAAACGTAAACATCAATCCAAGACTTACTTTTTCCTCTAATGATATTTGGATAGTAATTAGGTGTAACATTTTGGATATTTTCTGCTGAACTATTAAGCTCGTAACTTTTAATTTTATCATCTTCTTTTTTTTCTATCATGCCTGGGGGTTGTACAAAGAACTGCCAGTTATCTGGTTTAACTAACATTAATGATTCTTCTTGATTCATATGATCTGGTACAGGCACTTCACCAGACATAATGGACCACCAATGATCTTCATCAGGTGCATTAGTATCTGCTATAACACCATACCATGAAGGTCCACCATCTTTCATAGAAGGGAATCTACCTACACGCATAGTACATGCATCTACAATAGACTTGGGAATCTCTCTTGCTTCATTAATCCATACACCAGTTAATTCTAAAGACAATAACTTCTTGACATCTTCTGGTCTATCTAGTGCTAAGAAGATAACTTCTAGCTCTACATCACCTACATGAATGTTATGTGTAAAAGGAACTGAGTACATAAAGTTTCCAAATGAATTTTCTGGAAACCAATCTAACCATGTTTTAATAGTGGTAGTCTTTAACTGGGGGTTTGTATTTCTAATGACTGCCCATCTAGATTTACGTTTACCATCTGGACTAGGCTTCTGCTTTAATGCACGTCTAAATATTTCAATACAACAAGATACAGACTTCCCTGATCCTACTGGACCACGTACACCTCTAAAGAAGGAATCATCCTTCATAAAGGTTTTTATTATTTCACCTGGAGCTTTGTAGTTGAGTTCTGTCAAGCAATACCATTATCTACAGATCGTTTAATTAATTTGTAGATAGTTTCTGGTAGTAGAGATTCTATAAATTTATCTGCTTCATGATCCGAGAATCGTAAATCTCTGGGATAATGTTTGAAATGTTCTTTCTTCACTATCTTACGAAGTCTTTGACGATCCTCGTAAGATAGCTCCTCTGCATACCTCATGTTTAATTAAATATTAATCCTAAGATTATTAGGACAGGAATACAGCATACAAATATCTTTGCTTGTTTGTTTAGCCTATTCCATTTTGTTTTTACCCAATCCATTATGCTCTCGCTTTCTTTTTAGCTGTTGCTGATAGATCTTTAAAATGTACTAAAGGTTTACTAGACGCACTATGAGTCTTGCCTGTATGTAGTTTACCATTAGGCATCTTGTGATATCCACCAGTAAATTCTTTACCACTCTTTAAATAATGCTTTACGCCTTTACCCATTACTTCTTTTTCTTACTGCCCATAATCTTTTTCTTCAAAGCAGGTGGTAATTTATTTTGCTTACCTTTTAACTTTTTAGATCCAGCGGCAGGTTTTTTCATTCCATACATTATGATACCCTCCTAAAAGGTTTTGTTTTAGCAGCAATACCTTT